GCTGAACACTTTGCTAAGGCTGTCTGCGCTGAGATTGACACGGTCGAGACTGATCCTACGGACCATCTCGATTATCATGAACATACGCAGTTGCATCGTGTTACGAGCAATGTGGCTCCGCCAACGGTTAATCAACATGTCGTGCGTAAGGCGGTGATTAGACGCGGCCATCGTTCACGGTTTGCGGCCTCCCTGAGCAAAATTGCTTATAACAAGTTCGGGGAGAGGCCAATGACCGAAGCCAATATCCTTGTGACGCGCAGGTGGCTTCAGAAGCTTTTGGATGGGGATGATTACAGACACATGCGTGTATCTGATAAGAATCTTGCGATAGATAGGGCTTTATTCCTGTCCTTCGTCCCCACATTGGCTTTCCAGAAGATGCGTGTGGCAGTCACGACGGCCCAGTGGGAGAAACGGATGGATGCGAGTCAGGTGTTTGGGGGGTTCTGGAGTAAGATCTTTGGAGTCGGCAGACTCCAGGATCCTGACCTCCTGGAGTCCCACTAGGGGTGCCCATCTCTCTCCACTGGTTCCGGAGCTTCTGTGACGCGAGTCCTGGCGCAATTTGATGTGCGTGACCATTTAGGTGGTTGGAAGAGCATCAAAGTGCCAGGGAGGAAGCGCACTCCGGACCGCTTGCAGTGGAAAAGAGAGGTGGGTGCCCCCCGGGAACGGCGCTACGTAAGAGTGGCTGGCGTCGGACCGGACATCGATTATGTGCCATTCACTAATGACCTCGATACTTTACTTAGAGGCGTGGCTGAGCGGGTGTTTTTTGTCAAGACAGAGGACGGGTTCTTTAAAAGACCTCCTCGACCGAAACCCCGCGTCTTTGCCCAGCGGCTGGCAACCGTCTGGGACGAGCTAGTGCCACTGTTGCCCTCGACCGCCCCTGTCAGTCATCAAAATTTTGTTGACAGTTACTCGGGCCGCAAGCGGCAGTTGTACCAGAGCGCCTTGGAGTCGATGCGTGCGGGGCGATCAACTCCGGGGGAGGACGCTAAGCTGCAAATCTTTGTCAAGTACGAGAAGACCGATCGGACAACAAAAAGTGATCCCGTGCCTAGAGTCATATCTCCTAGGGATCCTAAATTCAACATCCGGGTTGGTAGGTATCTTAAGCCGCTGGAACATAAATTGTTTAAATCAATTGGGAAAATGTTCGGGCATACGACAGTAATTAAGGGGTTCAATGCTGTGAAATCGGCAGAATTGCTTAGAGAAAAATGGGACATGTGGAAACGCCCTGTTGCCATTGGCCTTGACGCCTCTCGGTTTGACCAGCACGTGTCGAAAGATGCGCTTGCTTGGGAGCATGGGGTGTACTTGCAGTGTTTCAAGCAAACTAAGCATCGACGGCGATTAGGGCAGCTTTTGGACCACCAGTTACTCAACAAGTGTGTTGGCTATGTCCCCGATGGCGAGGTTAGGTACACCATAGAGGGTACCCGCATGAGTGGAGATATGAATACGAGTCTTGGCAATTGTTTGTTAATGTGCTCGATGATCCGCGCGTACGCACGCCACTGTAAGGTGGAGTGTTCACTTGCCAATAATGGGGATGATTGCGTCGTCTTCATGGAGCAGACTGATTTAGGACGCTTCATGGGGGGCTTGGATACTTGGTTCCTGGAGATGGGATTCAACATGGCAGTAGAGAAACCAGTGTATGAATTTGACGAGGTGGAGTTTTGTCAGACAAAACCTATCTTTGATGGCTCTGGTTGGATTATGTGTAGGAACGTGCACACTGCCGTGGGGAAGGACACCGTCATGTTGAAGAATTGGGATGGGCCCGACTTATACCGCGGGTGGTTAGACGCGGTGGGGACAGGTGGGTTGGCGTTGGCTGGCCAACTGCCTGTATTTCAAGAGGTCTATGCCCTATACGTCCGATCTGGTAAGAAGCGTGCGGTTCCCGAGGATCTGTTGCCTTGGAGTTTCCGTACATTGAAGGAGGGTGTCAAC